TTCCGCACCGCTGAACGTATATTCTCACTTTTGTTCAAGTGGTAGAAAATAAACGATATGGCGCGGAGAAAACAGGTAAAATTACGTAAAATAAGGCGAATTTGGGGGCGCAGTGGGGAATTATATCCGGAAAATTGCCTCAAAATGCCCAAAAGTGTACTGTAAGGCTTGACGAAAAGACTAATAAGATGTATTATTTACAAGTAATTCTATCGTTAAAATAGAATGAGGAGGAACTTGTTACATGGGCATGATTCCTGAGGTTAAATGCCGCCGCTGCGGGGAAACCTTTTCATCCCTGCGCAGCCGCTGCCCGAACTGCGGCACGCGCAGAGTCACGCAGAGCACGCGCACTCCCGGCCCCACTCCCGGGACGGTCAAGGGCACTGCTTCCTATGAGCGGGCGGAAACGAACACAAAATGGCAAATGATTTTTGGTTTGATATTGGTAGTTGCAGTTATTCTCGCGGTCATCGTCATGGTATCGACCAGCCTTGACGGGGCGGACAGGGTAGAGACGAAGGTCACGGCGCCCATCGCGGTGACGAACAACATTCCCAACATTGAGGCCGCGCCCACCGCGCCCCCCACGCCGACGCCGTCGCTGGAGAAGATAGAGATCAAGTTCTATGAGACGACGCTGACCGACTGCACCATGCATTATCAGCAGAATGAGACAATAACGCTCAAGGCGATACCGTACCCGATGACGGTCGAGGGCGTTAGGTTCACATGGTCCGTCAGTGACGACACCAAGCTGCAGCTCACGCCGAGTGACGACACGCAGAGCTGCGACGTCGCCATCATCGGCACCGTCGCCGGCGGCGTCAAGCTGACAGTCTCGGCCTTCGGTGTTGAGCAGACCATCACCGTCTATTGTGTTGACTGATCCGGCATTTAACCGAAATATCCGGCCCGCAAGCCTCGGGCCGGATATTTTTTCGTTTTTTGCGTAAACGCGAAAAAAATGCTTGACATTCTTCGCCGGATAATGTAGAATACCTCTTGCTTGAGGAGCTGGACGATTGGCGCAGCTGGTAGCGCATCCGCTTGACGTGCGGGAGGTCACAAGTTCGAGTCTTGTATCGTCCACCATAAAATGTAAAACCTCGAAGTATTGCTGCTTCGAGGTTTTTCTTTGTTTTATCAGGAAAATTCCGTTTTTTCAACGTTAAAAAGTTGAGAGAAATGTTAAAGAACTTCGACATTTGACGCAGCTTTTTAACATCGAATTTACTCACGAATTTACTCACGGAATTTTGCGTCGTTTCAGTCTGCTGCGTTCGCTTCCTCTGCCTGTGCTGTTGCTCTCCTGAAGCGTATCTCGACCTCGTAAGCGTCCATGGGGTTCATGGCGAGGATGGCCTTGGCGAACACGGCTTCACGTGTGCCTGTAAAACGCAGAGTGCCGCTCTTTATGCAGAGTGCGGCGCTTGATTTCAACGAGGGCAGCTGTTTAACTCGCTCAGTTTCGCTCTCTGAGCTTTCTTTGACTTCGGCGGTCGAATTCACGGTTACGGGCGTCGGCTCGGCAGGAGCGTTTATATCGCCTCGTATGAATTCCTCCCAAAGCGGGGACTATTCTTCCTACCCGTACCGGAAAACGGAGTGCTGCCGCCGAACAAGCCCATCATGGCTTTGCTGAAACCGTTTCTGCTCACGCCGAACATTTCAGCCATATCACAGCTGCGAGCCTCGTATCTATATGCGCAGGAATTTATGTATTCTCGCTGCAAGTCTGCCGGCATGGAGCGGAATACAAGCCACCCCATTGGCGCTTTCAGGTTATACTGCATTACTTCACCATTCCTTTTCTTGAGCTGCCCTGCCGTCGGATAACATGACGGCAGGGTGCATTTCTTAGACCGGCTTCCGCGTTTGCGCGAGTATATGCCGGCTCCTATCCGCTTGCGTTCGCGGCTCGTCTGTTCAAAGACGTACTTCTCATCGGTCATATCGGCATTAGGCAGTCGCCTGATACGACAAGCTCGTTGACGCAGAACTGTGAGTCGGCATCGTAGTTGAGGAGGATGGCCTCACTGTTATATGCCAGCGCGGGAACTCTCATCAGGGCGTCAAGCTCGTAATCGTACTCGTAGACGTTGTTATCTGCGTCGATTGCGTAATCTCCGGAGAGCATGTCGCCGTCGGAAGTGATGATGAATTGACCTTTGGCATCGTCGAGCCACATGACAGGCTTATACCGATAATGCGGTGTGCCGCTGTACAGCTCCCAGCTGTCGGCCTCGAAGCAGCCGTAGGAGTAATCGCGCCAAGAGGTCGTGCGCTCGTAGCTGCGGTTGGAGTACATTACTCCGCCGCTTTCGACGAAGTCGCCGATGGTATATATCTTGCCGCCGGACGTGAGAAACGCCATCTTGCTGTCGATGGCGTTGGATATCATCTGCATGAGATGCTTGTTCTTGTAGAAATTCGGCACTGCTTTTGACAGCGGAGCCAGCTGAGAGGTAATGTACTCCATGGTATCGGAGATGCCATTGCGCGGCCTGATGTCGATGATGCCGTTATGGGCTACGCCTATCTGTGCGGTCTGGTTGAGCTTACGGAGCATACCGATGCTGTCGGTTATTGGGAAGGGGTGGCAATTCTCAGGCTTTGTGCCGCCGTGGGTGGTTATACGGAAGTGCATGACGACGGGGAGCTTGTCCAAGTCGTACTTGTCCCGAAGCTCATTGAGTCTTGCGTTGAAGTTTGCGTAGGTCATAAAGCCTTTTTCGATATGCACCTTGTTATCCACGGCGTACATGATACCGGCTCCGTCGGAATTGCGGTTCCACATGTTTTCGATTTTCTCAGTGCTGGGCATTGTGACTCCAGCGGGTTTGGCGGCGATGATGCACATAATTTATTCCTCCTTAAAACTGAATACTGGTATAAATGGTTTCGTGTCTTACAAACTCTATGTTGCAGCTATGTACCCAATAGCCGGTGTTTGTGGGCAGCCTGTTATTAAGGTTATGCCAATAGCTGGATGCCGTCTGTTCAAGCAGCTGTATTCCCATGTCATAATCGTCGAGATGCTGAGCCTCGCATATAACTCTTGCGGTTTCGCCTATTGCTCTGTCGAGGCTGGCGACTCCGCTGTCGTCGGCGTTAATTACACGGACGATATCGCCGGGGGTGAGTATATGACCGTATGCATCGACCATTCCTTTTATGGGCGTGATAATTGCCATTGGTTCGAGATGCGGGACGTTGTCAAGACTGCGCTTACGGAGGTATGCCGCCAGCTCGTCGTATTTCTGATAGCCGCATATGTCATTCCACTGCGAGGCAAGAACATCGTCCACGCTCTTGTTTTTCGCGTACAGGCAGAGGTTTGAAACAAACTGAAGTGTGGCGTAAATTGTGCTGAGCTTCAGAGAACCGTTGAACAGTCGGAATTCGACGGTTTCGCTGTTCTGGAGGTTGACTGCTACGTAGCGCCCGCGTTCACGTTCACGGAGCGCGTTTTCCACAAGTTCGCCTGCGTTTGCCGCATGAAGGTCAACGTTCGGCTTTTCCGCCCATCTGTCGAGCTGGCTGTTGCTGCGGCGGGTGAAGGTGACGAGAGAGTCCCAATGACGCTGGACGAGCAGAATTATCTTCGCAGTCGTTGCAAAGCGCTCATAGCTTTCGCTGCCAAGCTGACGCCGACCGACGTGGACGTGCAGGCCGCATGTGCGGGCATCGTTGCTCCTGAAACCGTGCTTCAGCGCAATATCGCAGAGCGTGTCCCAGCCGAGGTCTTTCATATGATAGTCCAGAGTGCAGGGGTGAGTGACTATCTCGACGCCGTTATTCAGGCTGCCGTCATGCTTGCAGTAGATGTCCTCGGATGCTTCCAGAAGCTCGCCTGCGGTTTCCTCCGGGTCGTTCCCCTTGTCCACCTCAAGCTCAACGCCGAACACCAACTCACGGATATCGTCGCTGGAGTAGAACTTATCGTGATTGCTTGTCTTGAATATCGGCGCTGGCTTATAGCCGTAGTTCTTGATATATTTCTTCTTGTTTCTGCGTTCGCAGTCGGCGCAGTAGCAAACCTCATCGCCGTCTTCATTTTCGGTGAGAGTCATGTCGTATCTGTCGTATATCTCTCCGCAATCGTTACAGCGCTCATAATGGTCATCATAGCAATTTCGGCATATTGTGTGGTTGTCTCCGGTTTCATAATAGTTAGCGTTAGTCCACCATCCGCTTTCAATTCTGCTATGCCATGTGCCGCAATCATCGCACTGGAAGTAGTCTCTTGAGTCACGGCACTCAGGGCAGACGCATTTTCCGTCTATCTCTATGATGCTGCCGCAATCCCAGAGTTCCTCACATTCGTCGCACATGATGTAGTTGTCGCGGCAATAGGGGCAGACAAAGCTGTCGTCGCCGTGGATTGGTGTGGCATCGTCCTCGCTTATGATGCAGCCGCAGTCGCAGCAGGTTATTTCTTTCTCGTCCATGGTAAAATCCTTTCTGCCCGTTTCGCCGTTAGCTCAGCGTGATGTAAGATTTTGAGTTTTGAAAGGTAAAAACAGGAGCGTCTCGGCCAACCGTGATGTTTCACGGCTCGCTGAGACGCTCCTTCTGCTATGTAAGTCTTAGCAAATCACCTCCGCAGTTTCGATATTGACGATGTACGCAGTGCAGAACTCATGCACAAGCTTCTTGGCTTCGGCCAAGGTCATAAGCCTTGTGTACCGGCCTTCATCGGGGAAATACAGGCAATATATTTCCCGCAGGTTACGCTTCATTTTCCCATCGACCTCCATTCTTTCTCAGAGTCGGCTTTCCTTGCCTCCTCGTATCTGATGTACGCCTTGCAAAAGCGCACAAGCCCAATGATTGTAAGTGCGGTTAAAACCGCCCATGACAGAACACTGTCCATGATGCTATCTCCTTTCGCGTATAAAAATACCGGCCATACCGCAATTACAAACTGCGGTACAGCCGGATTTATGTTTGGTTAAAGCGGAAGCTGGTCGTCTTCGTTTACGTCCCACGGAAGCTCACCGTCGTCGTCCAAGTCTTCAAGCTTGGCGGTGCTGAAGTTGTCGATGCCGCCGCCCATTCCGCCGGAGTCTCTGCGCTTGCCGCCGCAGAAGTACGCGTTATCTACGTTTACCTCTGCGCTTACGCGCTTATTGCCGTCGCGGTCTTCCCAGCTGCGCATCTCCAGACGACCGTCTACGAGTATCGGGTCGCCCTTATGGAAGTTGCGGCAGATGAATTCGGCTTTCGCTCGCCATGCGGTGATGTCGATGAAGTCGACCTTCTTGTCGCCTCCGTCCTTACCGGCGTAGTCGCGGTCGCAGGCGATGCGAGCAGTCACGACCTTTATGCCGGAGCCGGTGACTTTAATTTCAGGCTCGAAGCAGAGCCTACCCATGAGTGTGATGTGATTAAGCATACTGTTTTTCCTTTCTCCCCGTATAGCCGATGGGACAGCTATTTATAAATTTCACTTGACTTACAGGTGATTACCTGTGATAATTGGGTGTATGATTGGAGTGATTGTTATGAAACTTGTTAAGCATATGAGACTTTACTATGTTAACAAGTTCACTCTTGACCTTGAAAGAGCAGCTGTTGACGAGGTTTTTGATGGCGGGTTTTCCGTATTTTTTAATATTGGCAGCCGTCGTTGTCACGTCAAGCTTAAGAATAATGCGATTGGAACCCGCCTCTATGCTTCCCATGAACAGGCTGTCCAAGCTCAACGTGCAGCTTACCGTGCTGCGCATCCAGCTCCTGATAAAGTCGAAGCTCCAAAAGCTTCCCTGCCTTCTCAGCCAGCTCCTGATGCTTCTTCGCCAAAAAAACCTTCTGCCCCTCGTGATGTTATACTCGAATGCGCAGAGTGTGGAAGAAAGTTTATTTTTACTGTTGGAGAGCAGGAATTCTACAAGAAAAAGAGGCTTTCGCCTCCGAGAACATGTTCTTTCGAGTGTCGGGAACGGCGCAAAGCTGAGTTTGAGGAGAAAGAGGCTCAGAAAGCGCTTCGAGAGACTATGACACCTTCTGTGCCTTATCGTACTGGTTCTGTTCAAAGACCCGTTCGCGTCACTGGCGGAGTCGTCAATGAAATCTCTGACTTGGTTTATCTCAGAAATCTTCTGGACTCTATTGACGCGACTTGAATTTATTTGCTTGTATATAAATTTGACCTCCCCTTACATGTCGAAGGGGAGGTCATTTTCTTCTCTTGCTTTCTTGGTAAGCTCGGCAGCTTCTCTCTGAGCCTCTTCTGCATCTTTGCGCTCTTTTCTTTTAAGCTCGTACATTTCATGCTCAGCCTTGCGCTTGGAGACGTAGTAGAGTGCTCTGTTCGCATGTTCTTCATCGAAGTATGTACGAACTGTTCCCTTGTCGTCCTCTGCTACCCAGCATCTGAACGGATTTTGCTGAATATTATACATGGCCTTCTGAGCGTTCATGCCGCCAAGAAAGCCATTGTTGTTGAACGATATATCAGCCAAGGTCTTGATTAAGTTCTCGGCGTTTATGAATGCTTTCCACGTTACTCCAGTCTTCTTATCACGAAGCTCGAAGACAACGTATGTGCCATTTTTACCGTTGCGCACATCAGGTTCACCGATGAGTTCAACTGTATGCTCACCATCTTCCGGCTTTGCCCAGCGGCCAGTTTCGATTTTCTTGCCTTTGAGCAGGTCAGCGATGGTGAGTTCAGCTTTCTCCTGACGGACGGCGTTTTCATCGCCTGCGTCCTGCCGGAGCTGATGGCGCTGAGTGGAAGGTCTGTCCTCTTCGGTAGAGTCAGGAGTGAAGCAGTTATCGGCGATTGCGTCTTTGTAGTCAATGGCCTGATTTATCTTGCGTTTTCTCGCAGCGAGCTGCTCATCTCTGATTTCCATGAGGATTTTGCCGAGCATGTTCTCGCCCTTGCCGCCGTATATGCCCCAGAACGTATCTCTGTGAATGTTGCCATGAACCAGTTCGGCGTTTCCGGTCTGTATGAGTTTCTGCATCAGGTTCCTGTTCTGAGTAAACTTTGCTTCCACGACTTCATACATTACCTGTACTTTTATCTCTTCCCAATCCTGTCTGAGTGTGACTTTGCTTCCAAGCGCCTTTGCATCATTACCCTTGAGCATGATGAACTCACCGGCTCTCGCGGGGTCTTTCTGCGCCTGATACGCTGCTTCAGCATTGCGATATACCTTGCCTCTGTAACTGACGGATGCTTCAAAGAAATTGCTCATAAAGTAGTTCTCGTTCTTGAAGTAAGAGATGATGTTTTCCATTGTTCTGTCTACCTTTCAAATCTTTTGTTACCTACCAGACTCTCAAGCCTCTTAGTAGGACGAGGCTCGCCTGTTCTTTACAGGCTTTATTTTTTCTGTACTCAATTTTTTATCAAGTACGTTGGCTCATGTAACACAGCTCTCTAACCTGTCAAGGGGGAGGCTCACAAAAGTTTTCTGTCGCCTCAGCGAATAAGAAAAGTTTTGGGAGTACCCTTTACAGGTATAGAGAAAGCTGTGTTTTTTATTTCCCGTCTTTTTCCTGTCTTATTATCTTGCACTACCTTCGTTTACCTCTTCCCCTTTCCCTTTTTCCTCTTTCTCCTTTTCCCACTACCAGTATTCTCCACTGTATTACTCCTGTATATATACTCCTGTATTCCAGTATTGTATCTCGACAAGGGTTGCTACGCGGAAGATGCGTTGAAAAGATATGCTCTCTTTCCTACCCAGATATTCCTACGCGCGACTACCTCTCTGAAGCCAAGAGGCATAAGGTAGGACAGCGTGGTGCTGGTGCTGCTGCGCGGCCTATAAGGTACGGCTGCGTGGAGATGAAGGTTGTCAGCACCACACAGAGATTGAGTGTAACGTAGGGGGAGGGGAGCGGAAAAAGGGGCGTAGCCTCTCACAGAGAGGAGGTGTCACTCGCCAGACACTTCAGAGCAAATTTCCAAGAAAGTGTGAAAGATATTGACAGGCGTGCTGAAAACCGTTAACATGTGAGGCGTAGAGGCATAATAGCTGCTACACCTCTCCTTTTTTAATCGGGCAAGGCTGTTCGCTTTGGCGGGCGTACCGTGAGATAAACAGCGGCGTGAAAATCGCCTATACACAGGCCGGTGGCAGATTGGGAATGCGTCTGTCTCTAAAACAGATACCTGACGGTACAGTTGGTTCAATTCCAACCCGGCCTACCAGAAAAACAGGCGGCATAGGAAAAACGAAAGGCGGCGGGAAATGGCAAAGCAGCGGGCGTAGGCCGGAGACAAACAGATAAAGCTTGACTTCGGGACTGTGAGTGAAAAGCAGCAGCAGTTCTTAGACGCGAACAGCTTCTTCGTGTGCTACGGCGGAGCGAAGGGCGGCGGAAAAAGCCACGTCATACGCTTGAAATCGGTGGGCATGTGCCTGAACTACCCCGGCATAAGAGTGCTGATGATACGCTGCCACTACCCGGAGCTTGAAGAAAACCTTGTGCGGCCTATACTGCGATGGCTTCCGCCGGAGATATATTCCTACAACGGGACGAGCCATCTGCTGACCTTTTACAACGGCTCCGTGATAAAGTTCGGCCACTACGACGGTGATGCCGCAGAGAACGAATATCAGGGCGTTGAATACGACGTAATCTTCATTGACGAAGCAACTCAGTTAAGCGAACGGGCTTTCCGGTATTTACAGGGCTGTATACGCGGCGTCAATGATTTTCCAAAACGGATGTACCTGACGTGCAACCCCGGCGGCGTCGGGCATAGATGGGTCAAGAGGCTGTTCATCGACCGAAACTACATAGTCGATGACGAGAACCCCGAAAAGAACGAAGACCCGAAAAACTACACCTTCATCTTCGCAACGGTAGAGGACAACAAGTATCTGCTTGACTCCTCACCCATGTATCTGCACAACCTCGCAAACATGCCGGAAGACCAAGTGCGGGCTTTCCGATACGGCGATTGGAACGCTCTGAGCGGAAGCTACTTCAAGAACTTCGTTCCTGCGCTGCACATCAGAAAGGCGTTTGACGTGCCAAAGCACTGGCCGATATACCGGAGCTTTGACTACGGCTTCGATATGTTTGCTCTGTCATGGTGGGCAGTCGATGAAGACGGGCGAAGCTGGTGCATCAGGTACTACGAGCATAAGGGGCTTGTGGTTCAGGACGCGGCAAAGGCTGCGCTTGAAAACACTCCGCCGGGTGAGAAGGTGCTGATAACCTATGCGCCTCCGGATATGTGGAACCGGCAGAAGGATACGGGCAGAACTCTTGCAGAGAGCTTTGCCAAGTATGGCCTTCCGATAGTGCGCAGCGACAACAACCGTGTGCAAGGCCACATGATTATGAAAGACATGCTCACCCCGGCTCCGCTGAAAGACCCGTTCGTGCGGCGGCTGTACCCGGAGGGGAAAGCACCGGACAAGCTGCCGATGCTGATGTTCTTCGACACATGCAGCAAGCTGACGAGCGACATATGCGACATACAGGCCGACGACAACGACCCGAACGACTGCGCCAAGCAGCCGCACAGCATAACCCACTCCGTTGACAGCGCGAGGTATTACTGCATCAGCAGGACTATCGCAGCAGAAGGCGAAAAGGCGGTTGTCGAAATGGAGGAGGCCGAGGAGGAGCGCCGCGAAGACTACGAGCATTTCATGTGCGGCGGCGACTGCGACGCGAGCTACATGGTTTACTGAGGAGGACTTATGGCATATATCATCATTGCATCTGCCGCGCTGACACTGATACTCACGGGCGGCGTGTTCTATTACAGCCGCAGGCGTTTTGACCGCCTGCTGGACATCGTGTCCAGCCTGCTGACCACTACCGCTAAGATGGCGGACGACATAGTCTACATGCAGAAGGACATTGACAACATCTATGCAGGCATGGCAGATATCGACGAGAAAATAAAAAATGTCGCCGGCATAGCAAGCGGCGGCATTGAGAACGTAGAAAGCAACGTTAAAAATATTGCAGAAGCAAACAGCCGCTACGACGGCTTGCTCGCCGAAATCAACGGCAAAGTTGATAGGCTTGAAACTCAGCTCAACGAGCTTCCCGTTGATGCGCTGACGAACGCGAACGATGCGGAGAAGCTCTGGAACGACGGCTTGCAGAACATCATCAACTACGGGCAGGACATTGCCAAGCTCAACAAGGAGGGCATAAAGCGTGGATGAAAACAGCCTGAACCTTTTTGGCAGCGCGGGGAAGATAAGCCCGGCTGTGGCTTGGAACTTCTACCAGAGCGGTCTGAACTTTAACAACCAGATAAATCTCGATGCGACTGTCAAGAGCAACGAGAACTTTTAGGTAGGCAAGCAGTGGGAAGGCGTACAGGCGAACGGCTTGCCGACGCCGCAGTTCAACATCATAAAGCGCGTCGTGAACTTCTCGGTTGCCACGATAACCACCGACAACATCAAGGTGAACGCTACGGCGCTTGCGAACACGCCTGATACCGGAAGCCTTACCGAGCCGGTGCGCGTTGTCAACGAGGAATTTGACGCGTTAAACGAGGCAAATAACGTGTCCTCTCTGCTGAGAGAGTTTGCCCGCAATGCTGCCGTTGACGGAGACGGCTGCATGTTCAGCTATTGGGACGCGAACGTCCCAGTAGGCCACGGCAAGCGAGGCGCGATACGCACCGAGATAATCAGCAACACGAGAGTTATCTTCGGCAATCCGAACGACAGGCTTGTTCAGAACCAGCCGTACATCCAGATAGTCAAGCGGGAGATTGCACGGAATGTGCGTAAGCGGGCGAAGGAGAACGGCTCTCCGGCGTGGGCGAACATAACGCCCGACACTGATGCATCGAACGCGACAGACAGCGCGAAGTACACAGATGACAAGGTGACGATGCTGCTGACGATGTGGCGCGACGAGGAAACGGGCGAGATTTGGGCGTACGAAAGCACTCAGAGCTGCCCGGTAAAGGAGCCGTACAACCTCGGCATCAGGCTCTACCCGATATGCTGGCTCTGCTGGGACTACATACAGGACAGCTACCACGGGCAGGCCATGACGACCGGCCTTATCCCGAACCAGATTTTCATAAACAAGGCTTACGCAATGTCGATGCTCTCGATGATGCGCACGAGCTTCCCGAAGATAATCTACGACCGGACGCGAGTTCCGGGCTGGGATAACAGAGTCGGAGGCGCGATACCGGTTGCCGGCGGCGACATCAACTCCGTAGCGAAGATAATCGACCCGGCAAGCATATCCCCGCAGATAAGCCAGTTCATTCAGATGGCCATAGAGGAGACTGAACAGAGCCTTGGCGCGACAAGCGTCGCCCTCGGCGACACCAGACCGGATAACACCTCTGCAATCATAGCTCTGCAAAGAGCGGCATCGACTCCGGCGGAGATAACGAAGCAGAACCTTTACCGCGCAACGGAGGAGCTGTTCCGGATATATCTCGAATTCATGGCCGCGTACTACGGCAAGAGGCCGGTGGATATGGAGCCTCCGGAGGAGCTGCAAAAGGCTGCCGAATTCTCAGGAGCTGCGCTGCCGGATGAGGTTACGCTTGAGTTCGACTTCTCGATGCTCAAGAACTTCCCGATGGCTCTGAAGCTTGACGTAGGCGCAAGCTCATACTTCTCGGAAATTGCAGCTGTGCAGACGCTGGACGCACTGCTTCAGGCAGGCCACATAAACATTGTGCAGTACCTTGAGCGAATTCCCGACTACACTGTGCCGGGGAAGCGGGCGCTGATAAACGAGAAAAAGCAGGAGCTTGATATGCAGATGGCTGCGCTTCCGGCTTCGGGCGGAGCGGCTGCCCCGAAGACCTATATGGGCGGGACAAACCACGAGATAAGAGGCGGAAGCGGTTACGGAAGCATGCAAAGGCAGATAAACCGCACCGGCAGCACAGAAGGTCTAATCTGAGCCGGGACACCAACGGCTTTGAAATAGAAAGATAAAACTTGAGGCGGGACACCAACGCCGGAAAGGGAGCAACATGGAACTGGAGAACACAGAACAGCAGACCACAGAGCAGAACGAGGAGCTTGACCTGAGCGCCTTTGACGAAGGCTGGGGCGACGCTCCGAGTGAGGACGAGGGCTTTGAGCTTGAGGCGGACGAGCCGCAGGAGACTGATACCGGGACACCAACGGAGGAAGGCAACAGCGACACGACCGAGCAGGCAGAAGCCGAAACAGGTGCGCAGGAGGAAGCGGATAACACCGGGGCGCAGGAGAATGCGGAGGGACACCAACTCTACACTCTCAAGCATCTTGGCAAGGAAGGCTTGTACACCATTGACGAGGTGCTTGAGTTTGCCGGCAAGGGCATGGATTACGACGGTGTGCGGCAGGATAGGGACGAGCTGAGGCGCGAGCGCGCTGCGCTGAACGGTCAGACCGAATTCCTGAAAGAGCTTGCAAAACGTGCAGGCGACGCAACCATCGAGCAGCATCTGGACAGGGTGAGAGCCACATGGAGTATTCAGGACGCAGAGAAGTCCGGCAATGTGGTAAGCCCTGAAGACGCGCTTATCCGCGCAACGCAGACGCGGCTGACTGCGGCAGAGCCGGAGCCTGAAAAGGAGCCGGAGGTTGAGCAGCCGAAGCCCGCCGAGCATCAGGAGAAGCCCGCCGAGGATGAGAGCGCCGCGCAGAGAGCGCAGATGTTCAGAGCCTTTATTGCGGAGTACCCCGGCGTTAAGCCGGATGAGATACCCAAAGAGGTATGGACGGAGTGCGCCAGAACCGGCGACCTTGCAGGCGCATACCACAAGCACGAAAACGCTAAGCTCAAAGCAGAGCTTGAAGAACTTAAACTAAACCAAAGAAATAAGGAACGGAGTACAGGCTCGTGGCAAAGTGCCGGAGCGCCCACGCCGAAGGACGCCTTCGATGAGGGCTGGGACTCCGTCTGAGTTGTGTAACAACGGAGGATTAAAACATGGCAATAAATCTCGCAAGTAAAGCCTCTCCCAAGGTTGCGGAGAGATTTAAGATTGGCTCCTGCACCGAGGGTCTTTTCACCTCTGAGTAGGACTGGACTGGCGTATCTACCGTAAGGGTATACAGCGTTGACACGCTGCCGCTGGTGGACTACGACCGCACCAAGACCGACGGCACTTCCCGCTTCGGTACTCTGACCGAGGTCGGCGACACCTATCAGGAGATGACCGTCAACGACGACAAGAGCTTCAACGGCGTCATCGACAAGGGCAACAACACCTCTCAGCTTATGATTAAGGCTGCGAGCAAGGTTCTCAAGCGCCAGACCGACGAGGTGCTTATCCCTTACGTCGATAAGTACCGCCTCACGAAGATGGCAAACGGCGCTAAGACCGTCACCGTGAACGCGACCGCGCTCACTAAGAGCACTATCCTTGAGGCTATCTTCAAATCCGGTGCGGCGATGAGTAACCTGCTTGTTCCCCTTGCAGGCCGCGTAATCTACATCGGCGAAACCATGGCTGTGAATATGAAGCTTGCAGACCAAGTCGTCGGCCTTGAGAAGGCTGGTCAGGCTGCCGTTGTAAACGGCGTCTGCGGCACTATCGGCGGTATGCAGGTGCGTATCGTACCTGACGTGTATCTCCCTGCCAACGTCAGCTTTATGATAATCAAGAAGGGCGTTGCCTGCGCCCCGAAGAAAATCGAGACGCTGCGTGTCCTCGACAACCAGTACGTCGTCGACGGCCACATCGTTCAGGGCAGACTCCTGCACGACTGCTTCGTTCTCGGCGCGCATAGCGACGGTATTCTTGTTTATGCCACCGCAGCCGCCGAGACTCCGACCATAGCGAACGCTTCCAGCAAGATAACCATTACTTCCGCAGACTCCACCGCCATCAAGTACACCCTTGACGGCAGCGACCCGAAGACCAGCGGAACCGCGCAGACCTACTCTGTGACCTTCACCACCCCGGCAGCAGGCACTGTCATCAAGGCTTATGCCGAGAAGACCGGCAGCCTCAACTCCGGCGTAGCTACCTTCACCGTTGCATGATTTAACGGGGCGCGATTAATCGCGCCCCACACCGAAGCATCGTAAACGGAGGGCTATATGGGACAGTACATGACAGAAATTATCATTGCGGTTCTCAGCCTTATAGGAGCGGCGCTCGGCAGTTACAGCGGCTTCAGGCTGACTGCATACAGAGTTGAGCAGCTCGAAAAGAAGGTTGAAACGCACAACAACTTCGCCGCCCGCATCCCTCTGCTGGAGCGGGACATAAACGAAGTTAAGACAAAAATAAGCGAACTCGAACGCAAGATTGGGAGGTCTTGACATGATTAACTGGAAAGTCAGATTTAAGAACAAGAGCTTCTGGCTGGCGCTTATCCCCGCTGTGCTTCTGCTCATTCAGGCAGTTGCGGCGGTGTTTGGCTTTACTCTGGACTTCGGCGAGCTTAGCGACAAGCTGCTTGCCGTTGTGAACGCCGTATTCGTTGTACTGACGATACTCGGCGTTGTGGTCGACCCGACCACCGAAGGAACCGGCGACAGCGCAAGAGCGCTTGGCTATGACAAGCCTGCAAAGTAATTAATTATAACAAAACATCAGCCGCCTTAACGGGCGGCTGATGCAGGATAAGGAGCGAAACTATGGCAACTACGGCTCAGGACGTATTCGACGCGGCGATGGGGCTTATAGACGAGGTCAACGAAAGCACCGGCAGCACCGACACCGCAGACACCAAGGAATACAAGCAGAGGACGCTGCCGATACTCAATATGCTCACCGGTGAGCTGTACATGTACTCCGACACATATAAGGTGAGCAAGGCAGGAAAGCGGCCTATCGTATCTACGATAAGCGATTTCGACAGCAGCATCGGACTTGACGATTACATCTGCCGGACAATACTTCCGTATGGCCTCGCGGCGCATTTGCAGCTCGACGAAAACCCAAGCGCGGCAAGCTTCTTCCAGCAGCGCTACGACGAGCTGAAGAACAGACTCGTGTTCGGCCTGCCGCAGGCAAGCGAGGACATCGAGGATATCTACGGCGGAATAGAACCATATAACGAATTCGGAATGTGGAGCTGAGGAGGACAACATGGAAACCAGAGGACGTAAACCGCAGTACAACAGTCCGAAGGAGCTTCGCAACGCAATAGGCGCATAGCTCGCAGACTGCGAGGAGAAGCATGTTTTTCCGGACTATGCGGGTATGAAACTGTTTCTCAAGCTGAGCGACAGGCAGATAAAAAACCTTCAGAGCGAAGACCACGACGACTTTATGAAGTACCGCGAGGTATTCGAGTACGCCCGTGACAAGCGCGAAAGCTGGCTTGTGAGGGAGATGACGAGTGACAACAAAAGGGCGCAGGGCTGCCTGAACGCCCTGAAGCAGCCCAACAACGGCGGCTATATTGACAGACCGGTAGACACCGGCGAAAAGACGCTGAACATAAACATGATTGGCGTCGGCGGCTGGAATTCTTTCAAGTAAGGAGCGGCAATGGCGACTATAAGCGGCAGCACAAGCGAAAAGATATTCCAGATAAAAGCATGGCTGGGCTTGAACGAGAACCCTGACGGCGACACCAAGCTGAAGCTTGGCGAGGCGGCGGCAATGCGGAACTTTGCCATTACGCGAGACGGAAACCTTCGCCGCAGACCCGGCAGCATGAAGATAGCAAGCCTCGGTTCCGCTCCTGTGCGCGGTATGTGGACGGGCTACATAAACGGCAATGAGGAATTCATCGCCGCTTGCGGCGGAAAGCTCTGGCGGCTGTGGAACGCGGAGACAGGAGCCTTCACTGCGACCGAGATAGGCAGTATCGACACCACGAACGAGGTACACATGTTCGGTTTTTCCGAAATACTCTACCTCATAAACGGCAGCGAATACAAGCAGTATGACGGCACGACGCTCTCGGACGTCGGCGGATACAGGCCGCTTGTGACGATAGCCGTTCCTCCGAACGGCGGCGGGGAAACGCTGGAGGAGGTAAACAAGCTCGTAGGCACTCGGCGCTGCTGGATATCCCCGGACGGTAAGGCTACGAAGTTTACGCTGCCCGAAAGCGGCTTGCAGAGCCTCGACTACGTAAAAGACCTGAAGACCGGCGAGAACTTGGCGGCGAGCGCATACACGGCAGACCTGACGGCAGGAACCGTGACCTTCACGGAAGCTCCGGCGCTCGGCGTAAACAGCCTTGAGATAGGCTGGACGATGACGACGAACTTCCGCACACAGGTAAGCTCGATGCGGTACAGCGAGCTTTACGACGGCGCGCAGGACACGCGGGTTTTCCTCTACGGAGACGGAAGCAATCAGGCGATATACTCAGGGCTTGACTATGACGGCAAGCCGAGGGCGGACTATTTCCCAGACCTGAACGTTGTGAACGTGGGCGACGCGAACACGCCCATCACCGGACTGATACGGCACTACTCCACGCTCGTTGCTTTCAAATCCAGCAGCGCTTGGAGCATACGCACGAGCGAGCTTACGCTGGCCGACGGCGTAACGGCGAAAGCCTTTTACGTATCGCCTATCAACAGGGCGATAGGCAACGCGGCGCTGGGGCAGACGCGCCTCGTGCTGAACTCGCCGAGAACGCTGCACGGCAAGGACGCTTTCGAGTGGAAAAACAACAGCAGCTACTCCTCGAACCTGACGGCAGACGAGCGGCAGGCAAAGCGCATAAGCGACCGGATATACGCGACGCTGGGCGGCTTTGACCTTGCAAAATGCTACTGCTGGGACGACAACGACAATCAGGAGTATTACATCTGCTATAACGGCAAGGCTCTTGTGCAGAACTACGCGGCGGACGCTTGGTACTGCTACGACGGCTTTGACGCGGTGTGCATGGCAAACTTCCACGGCGCGCTCTACTACGGTACGTCCGGCGGCGCGATAGAGCATTTCGGCTACGAGCATATCACCGACGACGGGCAGGCCATCGACGCATACTGGGAAAGCGGCTCGATGAGCTTTGGGCAGGATTACATGCGCAAATACTCCGCCCAGATATGGATAGGCATAAAGCCGGAGGCGAACGGCGAAGTGACCGTGACGGCGCAGACAGACCGAAAAAGCACCTACGCCGAAAAGGTTGTGGCAAGCCAGATGGCGAGCTTCAGACGCGCGAATTTCCGCAACTGGAGCTTTGGCACGAACCGCAAGCCGCATATGACACGGCTGAAGATAAAGGCGAAGAAGTTCGTTTTTTATAAGCTCATATTCACGGCGGCGGAGCCTGACACGACTTGCACGATACTCGCGGCGGACGTGCGTGTACGGTTTACCGGATATACGAAGGGGTGAAGAAATGGCATTTACCAAACTGACAGAAGATATTGCATAGATAAGCAAGCTGGACGACGAGCCGAACGACGTTGACGGGCTTTCCGCCGACCAGTTAAAGGCGATGTTCGACAAGGCGGGGAACACCATCAAGACGTGGATAAACACCGTCCTGCTCCCTGCGCTTGAGGGCAGCGCGGCTGCCGGAAACATCGGTGTATCGGCTATTGCCGGACTTACAGGCATAGCCACGGTGCAGGCGGCGCTCGAAAAGCTTGAAGAGCAGATAAGCGAGGCGGCGGTCGGCGGCATCCCCGACGCTTCCCTCACAGGGGCGAAGCTCGCCGACAACGCTGTTACCGGAAGTAAGATAGCGGATGGCGCGGTAGGCTCCGCGAAGATAGCGGACGGCGCAGTAGGAAAAGACAAGCTCGGCTCAGGGGCAGTCACGGCGGAGAAAATAGCCGCTCTCGCCGTTGCAACCACGGCTATCGCGGAGCTGGCCATTACCACGGCCAAGATAGCGAACAAGGCCATTACCACGGCCAAGATAGCGAACAAGGCTGTCGGCACTGACCAGTTGGACGACAACAGCATCACATCCGCAAAAATCAGGGGCGGAGTCGTTACGGCAGACAAGCTTGCGTCCGGCGCGGTTACTACCGTGAAGCTTGGCGCGGGCGCAGTCACCGGCGAGAAGCTGGCAGCAGGCGCACCCAATACGGCAATGGCAGCGACGCGGTACAAGCTGGTCAGCGGCGTACACTACGGCAGCTCTTTGCCGTCGGACATCGCAGACGACGAACTGTTTTTCCTTATATGAGGTGAGGTATGGCTACACTGAGTTTTGCCGTGACGAACAAGTCTTGGAACTGGAACGGCACGGTAAGCATTAACTACGAGGTAGAATACAACGAGGACGCGAATACGACCACGGTTACGTTCAAGGAGTCAAAGTTCACGTATTGGGGTCGCAGCGGCTACGGCACGTCTGCCTCGGCGGATATAAGCGTTCAGGCTTCCGATAACACTGCGAGCAAAGGCACTGCGCAGATGGCCACATACGGCAACACGGCCGGCAGCTCCAAAGACTTTCCAGCTACGCCGTCGCCCACGTCTGCCACCGTGCAGCACAGCGACGCAGATGGGGAAAAGTCGATAATTCTATCGGCATCGGCTGTTGTCAAGGCATATATGAGTTCCACCGCGACGAGCCAGACTGACGGCACGGGCAGCGGGACGGAAACCGTTGTGAGCGGAGAACATGCCTCGTCAAAGGCGGTCATTTATATAAACGGTGCGACCGTTAGGGCTGTGCCGTACATCGGAAAGAAAAAGGCTACGGCATACCGAGGCCGCACGAAGCTATAAGGAGGACACATGACAATATTGCAGGGCGACGCATAGCTCATACCGATAGCCTTGACAGCTGACGGAGAGCCTGTCACGGACGTGGATGTCGAGGCGATGGAGGTCATTCTCGGCGGCATATCCAAACTCTATCCTGACGAGCTGGGCTACGCCGACGGCGAGTTCCAGTTCCCGCTGACGCAGGAAGAGAGCTTCGCTATGGCAGAGGATAGATACGACCTTCTGATACGGCCTAAGTTCCGCGACGGCACGGTGGCAGGAGTTCTCAAGGCCGGCGAGGTTGAGGTAGTAGCGACAGACACGAGGAGAGTACTATGAAGACCGTGACGGCAAAGATGCAGCGGGTACGGCGGATAAGCGCCAACATCGGCGCAGGCTCACAGCTCGCTCTCGACCTCGGAATAAAGATAAAGGCCGACACGTCTCCGAAGTATACCGGAGAATACGATGTGCGGCCTAAGACCTATGAGCCGGTCGTGCTGGAGACAAAGGGGCGCTCCATGCTGGACGACGTGACAGTGCAGAAAATCCCGCAGTTTGAAGTTTCAAACGACGCGGGCGGGAAAACACTTATTTTGGGGGATGAATATTATGGCTGACTACATCAACAAGGTAATACTCGGCACAGAGGTAAAGCTCGACCTTACGAGCGACGACATAACTGCGGCTGACCTGAAGAAGGGCATCAAGGCGCACGACAAGAGCGGCGCGCCCATCGTCGGCACGAACACGAACGATGCGAACACCTCGGACGCGACGGCGACGGCGGCGGAAATACTCAAGGGTAAGACCGCATAGGCGGGAGGCAGCAAACTCACCGGCACGATGCCGAACAACGGAGCAAAGACGCTTGAGATAGTTACCAAGGACGGTACTCCGGCCATACCGATGGGCTTCCACGACGGCAGCGGCAAAGCCCAAATTTCGGCGGCAGAGAAAGCAAAGATAATCCCCGCAAATATCCGCGAAGGTGTGACTGTACTCGGTGTGACAGGCACTATGTCCGGCTCCGAGGGAATGAAGCCGCAGGCGAAGTCTGTCACGCCGAGCTTTGCAAGTCAGGAGGTTCTGCCGGACAGCGGCTACAACTGCTTGTCCTCGGTGACGGTTGCGGCAATACCCGTCTCGGAAGCGGCTAACGCGGCGGGAGGAATAACGCTCACGATAGGAGGCTGACATGGGAGTAAGCAAGGTCATTATAGATGACGAAGTTAAACTTGACCTGACGGCGGACACGGTAGAGCCGGCGGCACTCAAAGCAGGGTATACAGCGCACAACGCAGCAGGAAACAATATAGTGGGGACTATGTCGGCTTCGGGTGGCACTTTTAAGGTAACGGTGACGTTCGACCCCGATACATATATGTGTACTTCGGACAAAACATTGCAGGAGGCTCTGGCAGCCTACAATGCGGGTATGCTGCCTTACGTCGAGTTTCACAGTTATGATGCCGTGGAATTCTATGAAATGCAGGCCAAGAGTGATGCCGAGATAATATTTGTGCATTACTTTATGTCGTTCAACGCCTCCAACGATGGTATTGTAATGCCCTCAATGGGGTGCTACTCCATTACCCTCACTGACGACGGCGCAATTCTGGACGACTCCGGTTCGAGCGACGTGGTAAGCTACGTGGCAGTTAACCCAAACCTCAATGCGCCTTCAGAAGATACCGTGCCAAGTACGCAATGCGTCTCGAACGCGCTAAGCAAAAAGCTCAGCAAGCAGCTTGTGGCCGGAGAAGACTACTTTGACAGCGAGGCAGCGCTGCCTGCGCCCGGAACTGTCGGGAGAATATATTTTGTAAAGGCGGAGGCGTGAAGCCATGGCGCAGCTTTCATATACTGCGGAGCTAACTGCTTATAGCTGGACAGGCTCGACGTATATAAACTATACGGCGCGTTACGACCCCGTTGCGAATGCGACAACGGTAACATTTGAGACTTCCGAGTTCAGTTACTATGGCAGAAGCGGCTACGGTACATCGGCCTCGGCAACTATTACCGTTACAGCTTCCGACAACTCCGACAGCAGCGGCTCGGCAACTCTGAGCACCTACGGTTCAACGAATGGCGGTGTGAAGTCCTTCACGGGAACACCGTCCCCCGCGAGTATCACGGTGCAGCACGCCGCAGGCGGAGGCGCGAAGGGCATCAACATAAGCGCCAGCAGCACGATTAAAGTCTACCCGACCTCATGGCTGGGGTCGCAAAAGACGGCAACGGGCAGCGGCAGTGCGAGCGAGACGGCAGGCACGGCGTATGTATTTCACAAAAGCGTGTCTGAAGGCGTAGCACAGGCGGATGTATATGACAGAACCAACACTCGAAGTGCAAAGCTTGCGGAAGGCGATTTGCTGTGTGCCGGAGACGTAATTCAGCTTTACAGGGCAGCCGCAGACGGCTATGAGCTGACAGCAGCGCACTTCGGCGGCGGGGGCATCGTTGACGACGGAGCTACGCACACGGTTACTGGCGAGACAACGGTAACAGTAACTGCGAAGAAATCCGCCCCGAAGGGTTACGTGAAAATCGACACCGGGCAGGCACTTGTGAACTACTGCGCGATGATAGATACCGGCACGGGGTACGTCAGGTATAGAGCTTATATAGACACTGGAACTAAAATAGTTCCGTATTGATAAGGAGGACAATATGACAAAGACAAACACCGGACTTGTCGAGTACGCGCTGGCACAGCTCGGCAAGCCCTACTGGTGGGGGACTTTTGGGCAGACGGCATCGGCGGCGCTGCTGGCGCAGAAGCGCGAGCAGTACCCGGAATACTACAAGGCGGACGACTTTGAGTCGCAGTTCGGGCAGCGCGTCCACGATTGCGTGGGGCTTATAAAGGGCTATCTTTGGAGCGATACGCCGCAGAGTGCGCCGGCATACAAAGCTTCGCAGGATGTGGCGGTGTCGGGGCTGTACCTCGCTTGTAAAGAGCATGGCAGCATGGGGACTATGCCGGAGCTGCCCGGCGTGTGCGTATTTATGGCGAACATGGGACATGTCGGAGTTTACGTCGGTGACGGCTACGTCGTAGAGGCAACCGGCCATGCGCGGGGCGTAGTCAAGACCAAGCTTGCGGGGCGCGGCTGGGCGCTGTGGGGTAAGCCGCGCTGGATAAGCTATACGGATGCAGCCACTCCGTCACAGCCCGCAACCACTACGCCGACGACCGCCTCGGCGCTGACCGTCACCGGTTTGCCGCTGCTGCGGTACGGTGACAAGGGCGAGTGCGTCCACTCGGCACAGCTGCTCCTGATTGGGCGTGGCTACTCCTGCGGCGTGTGCGGCGCTGACGGTGAGATAGGGCAAGGCACTTATAACGCTACCGTGGCGTATCAGAAAGCCTGCGGCTTGCAGCAGGACGGCATAATCGGCGCTCAGACTTGGGCGCGGCTGATAGGAGGTTAACATGGCAACCTTTGAGGAAACCTACCAGAAATACAACGACCAGCGAACCGGGGCGATAAACAACATGTACGACGCCCAGAAGGACGCGACGCTCAGCCAGCTTGAAAGCGCATAGAACCAGAACCGGCAGACGCAGGAGGAGGCCAAGAACCAGATAGCGCCGACGTATCAGCAGAGGGCGAATGACCTCGCGGTACAGTATGAGCGCAACCGCCGGAACTTCAACCAGCAGGCGGCAGGCAGCGGCCTCAACACCGGCACGGCATCGCAGGCGGCGCTCGCGCAGAACAGCACTTGGCAGAGGGATTACGGCAACCTCCGCACGGCGGAGGCGGACGCACTGACGGCGGCTGACCGTCAGATGGCAGAGCTTGAAACGCAGTATAAGTCCGCAGTTGCGTCGGCGATAGCCGAGAACGACTACAACCGCGCGAAAGCGCTCATGGACGAGTACGGCAATCAGGAGAACCGCGACGCGACGATGGCGAAGATACTGGCGGGCTACGGAGACTTCAGCGGCTACGCAAAGCTTTACGGCGACGATGTTGCGAACAACATGACGCAGTATTGGATATACTCGAACCCGCAGCTCGCTTATAGCATGGGCAAGATAAGCGAGGACGAGTATAGGCGGCTGACGGGCAAGAACAGCGGAGGCAGTGGCAGCGGCATAACCAGTGAAAAAACGCAGAGCGCAGATAATAATACCGACACAGGCGGAGACTCTTCCAACTCCAATGGAATACTCGGAGCCATAAGGGACGCAATGAACGGCGGCAGTCGTGATGCTGCACAGTCAATTTTGGCTGACGCTATATCGAACGGGACTAAGTTTTCCGACAGCCAGCTTGCGACGATTGCCAGCATGATTGGCACTAACGGAAACATAAGCGGCAGCGTTGGAGGACTTGTTAACAGGCCGAACCTGATAGCAAGGTTTTAAGAGAAAGGTGGAGTTATATGGCACAGATGAGCCGTGAAGAAAGCCTCAGAATAATAAATGACTTCATAAACCAGAAAGGCACAGCTAACAATGCTGTGCCTGCTTCTGCGCAGCAGCCTCAGCAGAGTCAGCCTGCGCAGGGAAGCCGTGAGGAAAACCTGAAGATAATAAATGACTTCATTTCAGGATATACGCCGAAAAATCAGACCGTCGATAACAGCAGCTTCACTGGCAAGAGCGGCAAGTTTGGTTAGGCCGGCTCCACTCCGGCGAAAACCGATACGAGAAGCAGCGAACGGGCAGCTCTCGAAGCGCAGCTTAATGAGCTTAACGACCTCGGTTTTAATGCGACGGCAAAACAGCAGGCCGAAGCACAGGCCAAGAGAGCGCAGATAGAAAAGCGTCTGAAAGAGATAGACGAGTCCTCCAAGCCGAATAAAGACACTTCCGGACTTAATGCGGCTCAGACTAAACGCTTTAATGAGCTTCAGGAGGAGCTGGCTTCTATTAAGCTGCCGTCGTTTATTCCCGCAGGCGGCAGGGCAAGAGAGCTTGCAAACAGGCGCGAGGAAATCCTCGCAGAGCTTGATGAGCTGGACAAGGCGGCGGGCAGAGATGCCAGAAGCTATGATGGGCTGAGCCGCAGGACGAACTGGCTGAAGAGCTGGCTAAATCGTACCGGCGCGAGCTACACGAACGTTGCAGGGAATATATTAGACCTCGGAAGCGGCGAGCGTGACTCTCTGAGAGCGCAGCAGGAAGAAGTAGATTTTCAGCGGCTGGTGAAGAAAGACCCGAAGGCCGCAGCAGAAGTTAAAGCTGCGGAGGAGAGATACAGACAGGGACTTAGCGCAGCGAGCGGAAATGTTTATAAAGCCGCCGACACTATGCTTGAGCGCTCAGAAGGGCAGTTGGCTAAAGCCAAGTACGGCGTTAGCGGAGCCGAGTCAATCGCAATGGACGCAGGCAGTACGCTACTTGATATCGGCGTTGACCGGCTCGGAGCCGCAGCGTTGGGCGTTCCCGGCCTTGCAAACATGTTCATCCGCGTTTACGGCAGCACTGCGCAGGAAGCCAGACTTCGGGGAGACGACGCAGAGACTGCATCGCTGAAAGGCTTGAAAGCGGCAGCAATAGAGGTTGCTACTGAGAAAATTGGCGGTGCATTTGAAGGAGCATACGGCAAGTCGCTCACTTCGGTGACGCTTAATGCCGTCCGAAAGAAATTCGGCAATGTGATGAACCGGCTGGAGCGAAGCGGCGCACTGCGCTGGGTGCTCGACACGGTCGGCGAAGGCGGCGAAGAAGCTCTTGCCGACATACTCAACATCGCGGTCGACCACATGGTTGGCTGGGACGACGGCAGTATGACGACCATCGAGGACATCCTTTCACAGAAAGACGACATTCTCTACGACAGTTTTCTCGGCTCGCTGGTTGGCTCGCTCGGCGCGACCACGAACCTGATAAGCAACCGTGCAAATGCCAGAGTAAACGCGCAAAACTCAACGCCTGCTCAGACGGCTCAGGAGGTGCAGAATGTGCAGAGGGATATCCCTGCCGCACCCAAAACCGAAAAAACGCGCACGGCTAATTCTGGCGCGTTAAACGCGGCACTTGAGACGATTGGAGCCGTGACGAGAACGGGAGGCTCCGTAGAGAGCGCGATGAAGCTGCTTTCGCCCAAGCAGATAGAAGCATATAACGACTATCTTGCCGAGAAGAACGCAGCGGAAGAAACAGAGTTTCAGAGAAAGAAATCCGAAGAGCAGAAAGCTCAGGGACAAAAGGCTGAACAGGTGCAGACCGATGAAGCCAAGAGTGAGAAGCCGGTTGCGAAAACCAATGGTGAGCAGTATAATAAATTCACCTTTGACTACAAGGCAGCGAATGAAGAAGCCAACGTAGCGTATGACGCCGAAGTGAAGAAATGGTATGAGCAGCACCCTGACGCGCAGGACATAGACCCAGAGTCGCCTCTGTATGACAGAAATACGTTCGTCAACCAGCGAGTCCGCGAGATGAACCGTGAAGCCTTCATCAAGTACAGGCAGGAGGCGCAGAAGACTCAGACCGAGGATGACCTTGCCGATGAAATCGAATGGGACGAGGATAGCGTTCCTGACATGGAGGAAAACCACCATCAGGAAACTCGGCACGACGACTACCAGCGCGATGATGAAGCCTATAAGCATGACATAGACCGCGTTTACTCAAGCAAGTCGGTTACACGCCAGAGGGTCGGTGAATACGGCACTTCCAGAGGAACTTTCCGGTCTGACGCAGAAGCACCTCCTGTAACTGCTGCCGAGAGGCGATACGCCAAGCTTATGGGGAAAGAGCGCGCTGACTCTATTGAGAAGCGAGAAGCTGCGCGAGCCGCCGTTACTGAGAACGCAACGGAGCGTATGGAGCGTATGGCTGCGAAGAACAAGCTGCTCAGAAAAATAGCAGAAGCAAAGACCGAGGAAGAGCGGGCTTCGGCACAAGAGGAATATAAGAAATTCAAAGACAACGAAGCGGCTAACCCTGCCGCAAAAAACGGAGGAGAAAACGATGTTCATAGAATACGATATGACGAAGTTCGAGGACGACCCGAACTCGAAAGCGGCGATAGAGGCAATATCGAAAATGTTCGACGAGACGCCGACTCACGAGAGTTGGGAAGACTTTCAGAAGTGGTTGGACACGCAGACCCAGCAGAACGAGGGCAGCGTCTCGAAGAAGCAGGATATAAAACCATCCCCGAAAGAGAGTACGGCAGCGAAGAAGTAAAAGCCAATAAGGTCATTCACAATCTTGCTGGCGATGGCGCGAATGTGGTTATTCTCGCTGGCGAAGGCAGGGACAGCGGGCTTGCTCACACCGAAAGCGATGGTAGAAACACTATTTTCCTTGTCAGAAAGCCGAACTCCCGTTATCGCATGGAAGATGTTGCGGTACATGAGGCAGCGCATATTCGTATGCCCGAAGGTATCAAGTCGAATGCGCATCAGTATGCCAAAGACCTTTTGCTCAATAATGGCTTTGCTTAGGAAGAAGCGAAAAACGTTGCAAATCATTACTACCCCTATGCAAATCGCTATGCCATTGAGGACTACGGCGTTGAGTTTGGCGAGCTTAGAGAGGGAACGCCTGAATACAGGCATGTACTGAACAGAGTTTACGGGGAAATGATATGTGACATCGTGTCTGGCATACCAAGGGCTTTTCCTGAAGGCGCAGATATAAGCAAGCTGACGCAGATTGTCCGCAATGACTTTATAGAGCGCGGAGCTTTCCCGAAAGACGCTTTCAACTCAGAGGTTAGCACCGAGCCTGAAGCGGAGAGCCGCAAAACCGGCGACGATTACGAAGACATGCCGTTCACCTTCGGCGAGAGCGAGGAGGAAGCTCCCGCAAAAAGTGCAGAGCCGGTGAGGTCTGACAGCGAGCTTAATGTACGCTGGAAAGCCAGCCTTTCCGAAAACCGCGATGCAAACGGCGTAAGACTCAGCTATCCTTCCGAGGCCGTGAGATACGCGCAGCAGACATACGGCAATCAGCTCGACTCCGTTCAGGCAAGCGCAAAGGAGCTTACCGGCAGACAGACCATATACGACACCGAGGACTTTGAAGCGCAGTACGGCAAGGACTTTACCAAGGCAGCCCGCGACAGAGTCAGACAGTTCAAAGGGCTGGCCGACGACGTTGCTCACGGAATACGCGATGTTGGTGAGCTGCACAAAGCATATGAGGCGCTCAAGGACGACAGGTTCATGGCAGACTTCTACAACGAAGCTACTGTAAAGGCTCTTTCCAGAGCACGGGACAGCCTGAAGGAAGCGGACGCGAAAGGCGACCCGTATTCCGTGAACCGGTTCCGCTGGGACGCGGCGAGAGCGATGGCTATGACAGCCAAGAGCTTTGAACGTGGAGCACAGGCACAGACTGACAAGGCTGAGTTCAGCCGAGCTGCGAGCGAGAACCTGAAGCCAATAAAGACCAAGGTCGTAAACGGCAGGGAGCAGCTCACGGCAGACAGACTCCGCGACTGGTTCATGCGCATACAGCAGAGCGCGCCGAACGTTTTCCGTTCTATCGACGGCTGGAAGAACGATGGCGGCATAGGCTATCAGCTTGCTGACGAGGCCGAAAAAGCTTTCGTGCGGCAGACTGAGGAATATGCCAAGGGCGAGGACTGCTTCGTCGGCGTTGATGAGGCAAAGGACTTCGACAAGTTCGTGAAGGGCGAAACCGGCGTACACTTCATCATCGGCAAGGAAGCCTACAAGATAAGCGAGCTGGAAGCCATAACGCTGCTGAAGGACATAGAAACTATCAAGTCGAGCGGCGGCGAGGCGAGAGCGGATAAGCTCGCGGGCTTGTACGTCGGCGACAGAGCAATACGCTTTAGCGAAGACTTTGAGATATACTCGCTGGTGGATGCTATTGAGAGCCAGCTTACTCCGGCAGGCAGAGCATACATGAGAGCGTTCACCGACATGCTCAGCTACTACGCAAAGCCTCTGCGTGAAACGCACAGCGAGGTTTACGGCGGGGACAAGGGCATGTATGCGAAAGGCAAATATATGCCGCTGCGCTATGCCTCAGCTGACGGCAAATCCCGCGCAAATAACATTGCGGACGATGCAAATCTCGGCTATGACAGCCTGCGTATAATGCAGAGCAGAGGCAACGCCCACAGCGGATATCTGCTTGTAGAGCCTGTCACTCAGGTGGCAGACTGGTATATGCGGAACGCCTCAAACTACATAGCATACTCCGGCTTCAGCGAAAGGCTGGCGGCGCTCAACCGCAGCACTGCCTATTCTCCGAGCGCTGCTGACGTTATGAGTCAGTATTTCGGCGAAAACGGCAGCCAGTGGATGGACAAGTATGTTGACGGCCTCGGCAGAGCAAGCAAGAGCGCTGAGCAAAGCGCCGGTTCAAAATTCCTGAAACAGCTCAGAATGAACCTGTATCAGGGTGCGCTCGGCCTCAGCCCCACTGTGCCGCTCAAGCAGCTCGCATCTTACTGGTCGGCTGCTGACGTGGTCGGTATGGGCAATCTGCTGCTGTCTTATCGTTTTAAGATACTTACTCCTGCGAAGGGGCACAGTATGCAGAACTCCGTGATGCGCAGCAGACGCAGGGGCAGCATAGACCCGACGTATGCCGACATTATGAAGAACAACGAAACCGTTATGGGCAGGCTGCGTTCAAAGAACAAGGTGGTCAACTGGCTTGCAGAGGGCATATCCCGCACAGACTACAAGGTTCTTGACAACATCTACACGGCCTGTGAGAGAGTGGTTCGGCAGGAGAACCCGAAAATCGACGTGAAGTCCGATGAGTACCGGAAGCTTGTTGACGACAAGTTCAATCTTGTTGCGCTGCGGACGCAGAGTATATTTGCTCCTACCGTAAGCGCTGAAATGCAGAGAAGCGACAGCGAGCTGCTGAAAAGCCTTTCGATGTTTAGAACTCAGCAGACGCAGGATTTCAGCCGTACCGTAAAGGCCATAAACGAGTACAGGAACGCGACGAACAAAGAGGCAAAAGCTGCCGCAGCCAGTACGCTCAGAGCGAGCGTGGTCGGCTCGGTAATGAGTGCTGTGAGCCTTGGAGCTATGACGGCTGTTGCACGTCTGCTGCTGCACAAGCGCCGCGACTATGAGGACGACGACGGAAATCTCGACCCCAAGCTGATACTGCGCAACGTCGGTTTTGACTCGGCAAAGTCGCTTGCCGGTATGGTGTGGTTCGGCGACGAGATTTCGTCTGCTATTCTCTCTGCCATCACACGCGGCGACGAGAAGTATTACGGGTTCTCACTTGGAGGTCTTGACTCTGTCAATGACGCGCTGGAGTCGCTCACGACTTTCAGCGAAAATCCCTCGGTTTACAACGGGAAGAAGGTCGTCGGCGCGGTAAGTACGGCTTTCGGTATTCCGACGAACAATGTCTATGCCATGCTGAACTCCGTTGTCATGTGGTCGCTCGACTTTACGCACAACAACGACGGCAGCTATGACGATGTGCTGAAGTGGCTGCACAACGAGGCCGGCGGTAATATATCCGACTTCAGCGTAGACGAGGAGAAGGTTGAGCTGACCGCGAGCGAGCGGTACGAGTATAAGCGCATATTTGACGAGTCCGAAGAGCGCTTTTCAGCCGACTATGCAGGGCTTCCGGGCTTTGCGAGTCTCGACGAACAGCAGCTCAAGAGCGTTTTTAAAGCAATGCGCGGCTACTCGAATTACAAGGCGAAGCAGGCAATCCTCGACGAGCGTGGCGACGAAAGAGAGCTTTACAGACAGAGCTGGTATGACTTGCCCGAACGCAAAATGGTGCAGTACCTCACCGTCCGAGAACAGGCAAAAGCCTTGTATGACGACGACGGCAACATCACTGACTATGCGGCGATGGACAAGTGGCTGAGAGAAAGCTACGGAACGCTCAACGCCCAGCAGAAGGAGCTGTTGAGCAAGAGCGGCATGTCGCGGATTGACGATATGTATCAGGCGCTGTATCAGGGCATAAGCAGCAAGAAGTACGACGATGCCTACAAGCTTTACAAGAAGTACGACGAGGCTTCAGGCTCCGGCACGGTACGCGCCGAAGATTTGAAGACGGCGATAGGCGCACTTGGGTTGAAGAAGGAGCAGGCCGCATGGCTGAGCAACAACCTGAAGCTCTGGCAGTACATGCCGATAGATACTGACAGCTACGACAAGCTCGTTAATGCCGGTATTCCCGACGGTAAGGCGAACAAGCTGCGCGACGACATGCGAGCTTTGCCGGTTCTGGCCGACAAGAGTGGCGTAACGAACAACCAGAAGTACGCCGCCATTATGGACGCCGGCTATCTTAACGACGAGCAGAAGTGGGCAGCTTTCTACACCATTGCGACAGATGCCGCGAGGAAGGAAGCCGACAAGTACCGTGCTATCGGGTATAGCTACGACCAGTGGCTGAGTTCGAGCAAGAAGTACGGCGTAATCAAATAAAAAAGCCGGAGCTAAAAAGCTCCGGCTTTAGTCGGTTAACATGTCAATTTTGATTTGTTGTAACTCTCTTTATCATGCGCAAAACAGCATCACTGCAATTTATAGGCGCAAGTTTTGTGTTCGGATGTTGCTTTGGGAACACACGGAACAGTTCGTCCGCAAAGCCTTGACCAATCTCATCTATTCCGTTAAAATCAAGAATGATATTTTCAAATTTTTCAAAACGAACCATAAGGCGCTTCGCTTGTGACCGTGATACGACAAGTGGAGCTTCATCTTTATATTCAAGAAGCCGCACAGGTACGATTGTCTTTGAAAAGCCATATGTCTCCGGGACTTGTGTAAACTTGTCAAACACTGCACTACATGTTTCTGAATGAGAGTATTTTATATCTAAAAATACTGTCGTCCCCTTGCCATTGAATGGAGAGCTGTCCATGTAAGTTTCGTTTTCAGTAGCGTTTCCAAGAAAAACAAGACCATCAGAAAGAATAGCGAAACTGTCAACTACCTTGGAACTGAAAAAAATACCCTCACCAGTGTGGCTTTCTGGCTCGGTTGTGAACTTCCCTTTTGCGAGTTCAAGAATTGCAAAACGTTTATCTTCGAGATGCAATGCGTCGGAAACTTTTGTGAAAATACCAACGCCATCATCAGTTATGGCGGCACGAGCGATGTAGCCATTTTTCATTAGAGATATTGTTATCGAACTTCCCTCAGAATGGTCGATAGCATTGTTAAGTATTTCTGTAAATGCGTACATTAAATTGTCTTTTGCGATTTTAGGAAGTTCATTGAAAAACGGCATAGCAAAATTCCGCCACACGTTGTCTTCTTCCAACCCGTCACGCTCAAAAATTTTGATGGTCGTTTCTTCTGCGAGAGAAAAAAAGTTTTTATTGCCGTGCTTAACCTTGACGACCTTACCGTCATTTTCGAGCTTTTTCAAGTATCTGTATATACTCTGAATTGTCACATTTTCGCGCTTAGCAATCTTGGCAGAGGAAAATGTATCTGGATTATTGCCGATTTCTTCAATTATTTTCGCAAGAATAGCTTCACGCGCTTCTTTTGTCACGGACATGACTTCACCTCCTATTACATT